TACCCCATCTGGACGCCTGATTAACTGTCCATCTGATATAATAAAGTCTTTGTTGTTTTGTTCAAACCACTCAATTACCTCAACGTCTGTCTTTTCACCTAAATCTTCAGGTCTAGCCTCTGTTAAATTATTATCTATTAGGTCTTGCTCAAGTTGTTCTGCCTTCTCTGGTGGTGGTGGTGGATTAAGTATTGCATCTAAGGCAGCTTGACCGCCATATGCACCTGTAGCAGACCTATTGTTAGAGAACGGGGTTTGTTCGTGTACTTTTCTAGTAGCTTCGCTAAAGGCATCAAAATAAACACCTTCAGGATCAGATAAATCAAAGAATATAGCATCTGTGTCACGGACTCTCAGGCCTGAAGGTGTCTCTGCATCCTCCATTTCAACGGCTTCTCTGTCTTCTGGCGAAAGATTTTTAAGAGCCTCTCTTACAATAAGAGGTACAGTGTCTTTCCAAAGCCTAGCTTCTCCGGGAGAAGGCTCACTACCCCTAAGAACAGACCTGTCAAACACAGCAGAACCCTCAGTACCAAGCATAGAAGGCGAAGACACTGACATAGCTCTNAGTTCTTTGATGGACTTACCGCCAATACCCTCAGTTGGATCACTTAAGAAGTCTTCATACTCATCCTCGTAACGATCACCCATGTTGTATTTAATTCGCTCAAAGAAGTTTCTATCTTCTACCTCTTGTATTACAGGGGCAGTTGCGCCATCTTTAGGAGAACCAAATAGTGTATTTACAGCATCCTCAAAAGTTCTATCTTCTGTAGTAAAGTCTTCTGCAGCAGTCCACAGCTTATTCATAAGTACTTCATCTACTTTTGTATTATTTGTTTCTTCGTAGTCTTTTATATACTTTTGTAATTGAAGCACAGCACCTGCGCCATGCTTTTGTAATAGTTGAATTGCATCAGGAACCTTTAACCCTCTCGCTTTTAAATCATCTAAAGCACTTGTAATAGTATCTTGTTGTTTATTGCTTTCATCTAAAGCTTTGTTTCCATAAGTAGCTAACCACTCACGTTGCCTACGCTTGTTATCCTTTAGCTCGTCTCTAAGGGAATCTACCCTATCTGAATAGCCCTGTGCAACCCCTGCTACGGCTCCTAAGAAACTTAAATTAATAGCCATGAGTTATACCCCCTTACTCATTAAGCCCTTGCCCATATCACTAGGCGGCTCTTGTGTAGGCTTATCCATAGCCATCTCATTATCAGGCGTCATCCCTTCTGCTACTTCTTCTTCAGACTCCCGCATATCTTCAAACTTTTCTGTTTCGGGACTAGTCATAGCTTCCATAGTTTCAGAGATTTTAGCCTCACCTTTAGGTTGGCTTCGCCTTAGCTTTGCTATAACAATCTCTTTAACACGGTCTTTAGCTTCCTGCTCCTTGTTTTCATCGTCAGGGAAGTATTCATCATATTCAATACCAGCCATTTGTGCAATAGAGACAACTTCTTTATGGATTGCAGGGGCAATAATAAGGCCAACATCAATACTGTGTATACCATTACCTATAGCCATAGTTATAGTAGTATTGGTGACTACCTCTGCAGGTACGCCAAGTTCCATCATATAAAGCGCACTATCCATAAACTTAGGCTTAGACATCTTCTTTAGATACATACTAAGTGCTTCTGCAGGATCAGCAGTCTCAGGTGGACGCTCCCAAGGGTAGTTTCCGGGTTCATCTGTGAGAGATTGACCGGGGATTGGCCCGTTTAAAACTTTACTCATTTTTATTTTAGCCTCTTTTTATTTGCGGTCTTCAATCTCAAATATAAGCGCATCTAACTCTTTATCTGATACGGCTTTTTTACTCTGAAAACCCTCCCAAGTAGACCTCATCTTAGAGCGTTTGCCTTCTTGTGTCTTAAGGTTCTTTATTATTCTATTAGCGTGGTTGTAGAAAACCGTATCTTGCATATTAGCGTCAAACTTAGCGTTAAGATCATAGCCATTCTTATCTACTTCATCTTGTAAAGTACGTCCTACATATTGAAACTTACCTACAGGAGTAGAAAGCGTACCTTTTGGGTTGTTAGCTTTCACAAAGGATGCGTAAGAGCCTTGACCTCTTTTCTTTTGAAATTCTAAGACTTCGCCTATAGTCATCTCAGTAGGTTTAAACTCTTTAAAAGTACTCTTTTGAGCTTGGTCATAGAGAGCGTCATAACCTCCACTACCTGACTCTTTAGAAGTCATTAGCTTTTCAGCTACAGGGCCAAGCCTACCTCTTTGTTTTTTCTCTTCTTGAGTAAGGTAGTTAGCCTCACCTAAAGTATCACCTTTAGGTAAAGACTTCTTAGTCTCTTTTTCAATGTCTGACATAACCACAGCTAAAATATCATTAATACTTTGGCCTTGTTGCTCTTGTGTATCTTCTTGGGTCTTTTGTAGTAAATCTAAAGACCTTTGGCTCTCCTCGTACAAGGCATCCCCTGCGCCACTCACAGCAAAGTTAGGAGTCTTTCTTTTTTTAGTTTGTGCGCCTAAGCCTCTGCCTTTACCTGCTTCTTCTGCAGCATCTTGTATAACATCAGCGGCTACTTTAGGGCCATCTTTGAGGCTCTCCGCAAATAACTCCATTCGTTCTTTACTTAAAAATTTCATTGTATAATCCTAGTGTTTATTTGGGGCCAAACAGGTCTGCACCCGCTACTACGGCAGCGCCTACCTTCCCCCACATATTAGACCTTGCTACTCTTTCTGAAGCAGCAATCGTAGCTGCATTATTAGACGCTGTAGTATCTAGTCTCATATCTTCAAGAATAACGTTATTAATTCTATCTAAAGCGTTATTATCTGCTTGCCAAGCATAGCTTAACAAATCACGCTCCCTTTGCCATACTTGATCTAATGTACTGGCTGTAAAGGCGTTCTCAGTTTTAGCTAACTGCATGTTAGCCTCATTCTGTGCGGCTGTATCAGCAGTAGCTACTGACTGTCTCCACAATGCATTAGACTGCGCCACAACTAAAGCATTCTTAGTATTAAACTCATCTCTTGCGTCTGCCTGTTCTTTGTTGAACGTAGCTATGGCGTTTTCCTCACTTACGTTAAACTGTTTTATAGCATTAGCTTGAGTAACGTTAAACCTATCGGTAGTAGATTTTAAGTCAGCCATGAATTGATTTGTTTGATTTTCACTAGAAGCATTAAACTGCTTGGCAGCATTAGACGCTGCTGTATCACTAAGAATTGTCTGTTGTATTGACTGCGCCTTAAAAATCTCTACTTGCTGCTCATTAGATAAATTAGCTAAATCCATCTGCAGGAAGTTTCTAGCGTTTTCCACTTGAGCTTGCTGTTGGTTACTTAGATTAGCCATATCCATAGAGGCAAAAGCTGCTGCTTTTTGCAATGTAGCAGCTTGCTTATTAGATAATTCAGCAAGCCCTATAGATGTCATAAGTTCCGAGTTATGTAATACAGCTCTTTCCTCGGAAGAGAAAGACAAGTTATTAGCTTCCGTATACCTAGCAGAATTTAAAACAGCAATTTGTTGTTTATTGTCAATCTGCTGTCCCTGTAAAGATGCTGCAAGATTAGCGTCTGTAGTGTAAGCTTTTTGTCTATTACTAAGATTAGCAAGAGATACTTGGGTATTATTCAAGCTATCTTGCAGTAACGCTTGCTGACGATTATTAAGATTAAGGTTATTAACCTCTGCATACCTTGCAGCTTCAGCCAAGTTAGCTTGCTGTTGGTTATCAAGATTTTTACCTTGCAAAGAAGCCTTAATTTGAGCAGTAGCTATAACTGCAGCTTGCATGTTGCTTAGATTTTGTGTCTGTAAAGAAAAAGCATTCTGCGAGTTCTGAAGCATAGCTGTCTGTTCAGCAGTAAAGTTCTGTAACTTAACGCCTTGCTGTGCAGCGGCATTAGTTAGAGCTATTTGTTGTTGACGCCCAAGGTTGTCTAACTTCATTGAACGGAAAGTATCAGCGTCTTGCATTGCAATAGGTAAAGCAGACTCCATAGCAGCCTGTACAATAGCAGCAGCAGCCATAGATGAGCCACTAAGTCCTCTTGTTGCCATAGCTTCATTAGCAGCCCTCATAGCTCCTGCAGCCCATGAAGGTGTGCCATCATCAAACGAAGCCATCAAGCTAGTAAGTTGACCTTGTACAGTATCTTGTGCTTCAATCTTACCTTCTTTAAATTCAGCTAGTGTACCGTCATCTACAGTGAAGGCTTCCATCTTTTTAGCGACAGCTACAGCGTCATCGGCTAAACCATCCATTGTCATAGCCTCGGCTGTAGCCATATCTTTTTCAGCTATTTGAGCCGCTTTAGCTATCTCTTTAGTACCTACCGTAGTTTGTGCTGCTTCAATAGGTGCAGCCGCCTCTCCTTGAGATATAGCTGTTTTAATTGCTTCTGCATCTTGACCTTGTGCTTTTGCAAGTTCTTTAGCATCTATTACCCTCTTTCTTGCTGTTATATCAGCATCAAAATCAGGGTCCATAGTTGCGCCAACAGGCTGCGCCTTCTTTGACAAAGTACCAACAGCCCCAGTAACATCTTTAGTAACATCGCCAGCGGCAGCTTCTACGTCACTAAGTTCATCTTTAACATCTGTCAGTGACTTGTCTGCATCATAAGTTTCTGCTGTAATATCAACAGGAGTATCAGCAGACTCTCCCCCAGTTATAGTTTTTGCAGTTATATCTGTTGTAGCACCTGCATCACCTGTACCCGTTGCAATATCAGCACCTGTAGTGTCTGGGTCTATCGTAGCCACGGTTGCTGCTTGTGCTAAATCTTCAGGGCTTTTAATTGCAGTACTTACAAGTTCTTGCTGACCCTCTCCCATAGCTGCCAAACTTGCTGCTTGCTGCTCTTTAGTTTTAGCTGCAAGAGCCACGTCATATGAATTAAACTTACCCTCAGGTGTACCCTTAACCCAATCGCTACCTTCAGGCACACTGTAACCACCATTAGGTGTTGTATAAGTTTGACCTGTCTTAGGGTTATAAAAAGTCTCACCTTCCCCTGTTACATCGGCACCTTCAGCAGGTTCAGAAACCCCTTCTGGCAGTTCAGTAACTGGTTGATAGTCAACCTCATATTGAGTGCGATCCATAGCGTACAAATCAGCAAGCTCTTGATTAACCTTATCTAAGTTGGTTTGCTGCCGATTAGGGTCAAAAACACCTGTACCAAATTCGGGAGGTTGAAATTGATCAAAAGGGGATGGCGTGATTGGTTGCTCTCCCGGCGACACCCCATCGCCGCCCTCTGTAGTGTCATCTGTAGTGGCACTTGATGCAGCAGCAGCAGCGTTTCTAACAGCCCGTATTTCAGCCCTCTTCTGACCATTGAGTCGGCGCATTGCTTCGCCCGGCTCATCTTGGGTTTGCTGTGCTGTAGTAAGTAAGGGTGCATACTTTGCATTAATTGCTGCTATTTGTGCTTCTAAGTCCATTATTCAAAACCTTCTTTTAATCCGTCTAGTATGTCTTGCACACTAACTTTTTTCTTAGCGTTAGGCGTGTACCTGCACATATATGTGTTAGGACATTCACTAAATTTAAACATAGGGTAGTGATATCCTATTGTACCATTAGGTCCACGGTAAATGCAAACCATTTCTTTTTGTATCTTAACTCTTTTTGCTAAGTGGCACTGTACAAACTCAGGTCTACTTAACAACCCTGCTAACACAAGGGGTAACACAACAAGATTAATCATTTCAACCAATTCCTAGTGCTATCAGATATATGCCCCCACCTAATACACTAATGATTAGAAACGATAGGG